AAAAAACATGAATTAGAAATGGCGCAAATCCAAGTGCAGCGTGAATTGGAAATGCGTAAATTGGGCTATGAAGCGCAAGAACGCGTGGAACATATTAAATCTGAACAATTGGAAGTAGAAACCAAATCGCAAGAAAAGCAAGCAATGATTGGCGCACAAGTAGCTGAGATGCAAGCCTTGTACGCGCATGACACCGCGCTAAATGAAGGCACAAGCCAATGGATGAAAGATTTGCGTGCAAGCGTGCGCCCGGTAATTACTTACGGGTTTTTCTTTTTGCTGGTTGGTTTAGACGTTGCGCTGGCTTGGCATGGTTTTAACACCAATGTTGCTTTTGACGATATGTCCAATCAACTGTGGGATGATGATACACAGGCATTGTTTGCGGCTATAATAAGCTTTCATTTTGGCGGAAGGGCTTTTGGAAAATGAACGCTGGTGTTTATGCGGTGGTTAACAAGCACACGGGACAGATGTACATTGGTAGTAGTGCCAATTTAAAACAACGTCTAATAAACCAAAAGTGTTTTATTAAAACTGGCCATCAGTGTGCAATTGCCGCGTTAAAGCATCAACAAGTCGATGTAAACGATTTTGACTTTCGGGTGCTCTTGGAAACCGATTCCGTAGCGGAAGCCAGAGAAGTTGAAACGGCTTTATTGGAGTGTTTCTGGGATACCGGACTCTATAACAAGTCGCCGCATGCAAACGGATCAACAGGCGTAAAACGTGACCACAACACTTATTCCGCTGGCGCTAAAAAACAGTGGGCCAATCCTGAGCAACGAGCCAAAAAGATGCAGGCTATGCGTGGAAAACGTGAAGTGGTAACGTGCCCTCATTGCGGAACTCAAGGCGGAGGTGGAAATATGCGTCGATACCACTTTGATGGATGTAAGCAAAAATGAACGTCAGCCCCAAAGCCATAGCTATGATTAAACACCATGAAGGGGTGCGCCAAAAGCCGTATAAATGCCCCGCAAAGTTATGGACAGTGGGTGTGGGTCATGTGCTGTACCCAGAGCAGGGAAAGCTGCCTATAGACCAGCGTGATGGGTTTGCGCTGCGGATAGAAGATTTCCGCATTTTTAGCATGGAAGAAGTGGATGCAATACTTAAGCGAGATTTACAACGCTTTGAACGCGGCGTGGAACAATTTTTACCCGTTGCACTTACCCAAAGTGAATTTGATGCTTGCGTCAGTTTTGCTTTTAATGTTGGTTTGGGCACATTACAGCGCAGCACCTTCCGTCAAAAGGTTTTGCGTGGCGATAAAACGGGCGCTGCTGATGAATTGCTTAAATATTGCATGGCTGGCGGGAAAATCCTCAAAGGGTTAGCAAATAGGCGCAAAGACGAACGCTCTTTATTCCTCAGCCCATAACAGTATTTGCACAAATAACCAACCCACCAATATTGCTATGGCAGCACCTAAACACAAAACTAAAAACAAGCCAATCACATTACCCCCCGCATTTGCCAGCCCAATAAAAAGTAATTCCAACGAATGGTCATGTTTTGGTTGGTAAATTTTTTGCCATCCCAATACAAATCTTCATCGGTATACCCTTTACCCATCATCATGGCGATAAATACTTGTCGTGCTTTCATTGATTTTTGCTCCTTAATTTGGAATCTGCAAATAACAAAATATTTAGCACATCATCATAGGTATATTCATACAAAGATGAGCATTTATGTGGTGTGAGTTTTTCTCTTTCTTCATCCGTCAGCCCAACCCATGTGCGCTGTGGTGGGTATGTGGCAACGGTGCGATATTCAAAAGCCTCATACGGCTCAATCAAATCAGGACAATTTTCAAGGTGTCCTTTGTGCTCACAGCGTTCAAGCCAATACATCAATTCATCAAAGCCTTTCACGGCAACAAGTGAAAAACCTTTCGGTATCGCCACAGGCTCTTGCTCTGGCTGTGCCAATCGTTCTTTGAGTGCGGTGATGGCAGGGTTTGCAATAAGTCCCGCTTGGTCGCCAAGCAACCAAAGTTTTTCCAACGCATCAAGCGCCAGCTTAAATAATTCTTTGTCAGTCATGCTTGGCCTCTTGTGGAAAAGTAATTGTTGTAAACACAGCCGTTTCTCCATCTTTTGTGAGCACTACAAGCGTAGCGGCAGTCATGCCACCACCATAGATTGAGCGCAGTGCTTCCCAAAGTTTTTGCATTTCATCTTGTGTCATGCTTTAAGCCCCCGAATAAAAATTGCAAAAGATTGCACAGTGTCTTTACCAAAAGGCAAAAAGAATTTTGTTTCTAATTCTTTGGCAATTTCTTCTATGGTTTCGTTACGCACCATGTCGGTGTAGGTGCTGATGTTTTCCCATTCATTTTTTGCAGCAATTATTTGATGTTTTCTTGACCCGTTAATCATCTTGAATTCCTTTGCAGGGTTGTTTATCAGCTTTGGTCCGGGTTGGGTAAATTTGCTTGCATTGCGTGCAATACCAAGCATTAGCTACACCAACCCGCGTTCTATCGTCACACACGCCAGCTTCGCGCACTGTCCATGTGTTTATTGGTTTTAAAGTATGTTTCAGCCCCATACCAAGCACTCCCACATCAATCGCGCAATAAAGCCAATTAATGGTAGCCACAGCAAAATGGCAATGAATTTAAACAGCACGCCATTCCCTTTCGGCCCGGTTGGTTGAACTTCTAACCACTTTGCCAGTTAAATCAATCAACCCACGTTGCTGCATGATTTTGAGCCTACGCGACACTTGATTTTCATCCAATTCACATAGCCTAGCAATGCCGCTTTTGCCATTTGGTTGCAGTTTTAATGCTTCCAAAATAACGCGTTCATGCCTAGCAAGCATGGGTTCAGCTTGCGCTGCTGCCATCTTGCTAGTTACAGGGTCTTTGCTGCGGAAAAGCCGATTGATTAACTGTTTTAATTGCATTTGTAAATCCTTTGTAATTTAGAAGGGAATATCATCATCCCTAAATTCGTTTGTTTCATCGGTGGGTTTTTCTTTGTTTTTGTCATACGGGTCATTCAAGTATGCGTAACCCGACCAACCCACAGGAATTAACGTCATACGCAGCATTGGCCCATTCTTGCTTTCAAATACAGTGCCCAATTCTTTGTAGACGTTTTTTCATCAGCATCAGTTATGCCCGTGTATTCATCGTACGCGCCAATTTCATCATCAGCATCAAAACGTTCTGTGATTGCAGCAACCACATCCATGATGATGCTTTGACGTGCTGATGGCAACGCATCAAACGCGCCTTGCGTGGGGCTAATGCGTGGTACAGGCTTACTACTAGCAGCGTTGGCATCATCATCTTCTGGTGCAAGCCCCGTGGCTGCTAACAGGGACTGTCTACGCGCATAAGTGCACGCGCTGCCCATGCCATGCCCGTCTAGCTTCACTGCTGGCATAAACAGTTTGCCCCCGCTTAATTGCTCACCGCTTTCGTGGATAAACAGCGTTTCGCAAATCACGCCACGTTCATGTTCATGGAACACTTGCATCAGTGCTATGCCATTGGCGTTTAACGCGTCTATGACAGCTTCTACGCACGCGGACAGGTCAGCATATTTGCTGCGGAATGCCGGGTTTGTAGACGTTTTTAACGCTGGCCCAAATTGTTTTTGCGCTTGGACAAACGCTTTGGAAATAATTGCACTCATAGCACGCGCAGCAAGTTAATGCCACCCTCCACAGTTTCATAGGTATAAGATTTTTTGCCCCACAAACGTGTGCAAAACGAACTAACAGACGAACAAAAAACGCGGGAATCATATTTGCCAAAAGCAATGTATTGAACTTCGCCCGGTTTGATTTGTTCCAAAATTGGCTTGGCATATTTCAAAACTTCACCATAAACATGGTCACTACGTTTTTGCTGTTAATTTGCCAAGCGTTTCACCCGCAGGGGTTATAACGGCATACACGCAACCTAAGTTGTCCAGCATACGCAACGCAGTGCCAATGGCTTTGTCTTGTAATGTCATTTGAGTCATTTTGATTCCTTGTAAATTAACTCGGTTTGCAGGGTTTTGATTTCTTCACGCGCATTGTCTATGTGACCCTGTAACACCCGGATATGCGCCTCCAACATTTGAATGCGATAACTAAGCCTTTCCACAATGTCAATCTCGCCATCGCGGAAAAGTGTTTCGCTGGTTTGCTTTACGCTGTTGATGATGTAATCTGCGTTCATTCTGTGTACTCCAATGCTTGCAATTTGCTGATGTGGTTGTTTATTTCTGTTAATGTTTTTGTGAAATCTGCCATTACTTTTTGTTTTTTCTTTTCCAACACAGCAATTTGTTGTGCGCGTGGGTCATAGTTATCTGGCACATCAATTTCAATTTCTTGCTCACCAATGTATGCCCTATGCTCTGAATCATCTAATTTGATGGAAAAAATATCATATTTTTGAGCGTCATCCCAAGGGTATTGAGATTGAAAAATATGAATTGTGGTTTTGATTTTCATTTCATGGTCTCCAAATTAAACAATCAAGCGCAACCACAATTAAAGCAGCCAAAGCCACTACGCGGATGCACACTTCGGCAATGGACAACCGAACACAATGAATTTCAATGGTGCTGGCATATTCCATAGTTTTGGGGTACGCCTCATTAAGCGTGCGCGGGTATTTACGGGTGTTGTTATCCATTTTT